AACCTACACAAGCGATTTACGATTGGAGTTGATCGAGCCAAAATGAAACTGTATGATCTTGAGCAAAAGGCGCAGGATGCAGTAATGAAGGAAGCAGAATCTAAGCCAGTATTTGATCGCGGTCGAAGTTCAGATAAGTTTAAGAATCTGAAGGTGTAATGAAACTTGAACGAATAGAGAAGAAAGTATATGCTTTAGCCAGCAATTGGGTTGGTGAGAAGCATGTGCCCTCAATTATTCGTGGATTAAACAAAGCATTTAGAAGAACGCTGGTCAACTTTTCTTCTGGTAGATTTGATCAGGAATACTATCCAGATCACAACGTTATTGTATACGCTCATTATTGTAATCGCATCTCAGATGTAATTCCTGAACACATCTACGTTGAACTTAACTTCCCTAAAGATTCTAAGAAAGCAATTATAACTGAGAAGGGTGCAAAGAATCTTGCAATAAAGGTTATTCGCGCCATACATCATGAATATCGCCACAAGTATCAACAGAAGCAAAGACCATTTTTATTGCAGAAAGAATACAAGCCAAAGCCAAAACAGAATAAATTTAAGGTGATGTATTACGGCAATCCTGATGAGATTGACGCTCATGCCTATGAAACTCAGGCTGAGAAACTAGATATAAATAAATTAAGAAAGGCGCACAAGATAGGGTGGCGCGAATGCGAAGCAGTCTTTATGTATCGCATGCATTTTCGCAAACAAGATCCAGTAATTTGGAAACGATTTCTCAAAAAGGTATATAAATGTCTTTAGGCACTGGTGTAGAATTAGAATGGGCTATAGTATATCACTCGCTAGTAAATGGCGGGATTACGCCAACTGAATTAAAGGCAAGAAATGTCAGAGCACAAGGCAAAATACAGCCATATAAAAGCATCAATGATCAAGCCATCCGAGCAGTTAAACACGTTGAAAAAGAAATAGGAAAAGCTGCTTTAAAAAATTGCTATCACTCAGATGAGTATAATGGAGGAATTGTTGGTATCCCAGAACCAAAGACTGATGTTGTGTATGATACTAGATCTAAACTGTACAAATGTTCAGTTAAAATGGAAGGTCCAGTTCAATTAGCATCTGGGCAGGGAAAAAGCACTGCTAAAGTTTTTGAACTAGTCGCCGCTGATGTTGGATCTGGTAATATTCCTAAAAATCTTAAAATGTTAATTTCTGATCTAGAGCAGTTACCAACTAGATTGGCTTCAGTAGCAAACATACAACGAATAAAAGGGAACCCAAAATTAGTCAAAGAATTCATTAAAGGAAAAAATATAGCCAAGGATAAATTATATGAAAATTGGCTAGAGTATAATAAACCAGCTCTAATGAAGTCATTGATGGATTATGTGCAAAAAGATAAACAATTTGGATTTGCGCTCATCAAAGAAGCAATGACTGGAGACCTTTTGTTCAAAACAAACAAACTAGCAGCAGCGAACTATATACTTACTCCGAACGAATTTGTCCCAATCACGGATCAATATGTTCGGCAAAAAATACCAAAAGTTAAGTTGGATATTCGCGCAAAATCTAGAAGTGGTGTAACATCTATAGCATTTAGGATTGATTTAAAAGCATAGTATATGAATGTATTTGTGACTGGTGGTTTGGGATTTATCGGATCTAACTTTGTATTCGCCCACCTAAAAAAGCATCCCGCAGACACAGTTGTGATTCTTGACAACTATTCATACGCTGCAAATTCAAACAATATTCTTGGACTCCATGAGGACTATCGCGTCATCTTGTTGCGTTGCGACATTCGCAATATCAATAGACTAGATCAATTATACTATGACTATGACCCAAAAATTACATACCATTTTGCTGCTGAGTCTCACGTTGACAACTCTATTGCTGGTGACGATCATTTCATCAGCACTAATGTTGAGGGCACTCACAACATTCTAAAGTGTATAAAGAAGTTTGGTGGCAAACTCGTTCACGTTTCGACTGATGAAGTGTATGGAAGTCTTGGACCAAATGATCCAGGATTTACTGAAACTACACCATATGATCCACGCAATCCATACTCTGCTACAAAAGCAGCCAGTGATCATTTGGTTCGTGCTTATGTCAACACACATGGTATCGAAGCAGTTGTAACTAACTGTTCAAATAACTATGGTCCTCGGCAACACTCAGAAAAATTTATTCCTACAGTTCTTCGTAATTTAAAATATGGAACGCCAATTCCTGTTTATGGTAATGGTGTTAATGTTCGTGATTGGTTATTTGTTGAAGATCACTGCGCGGCATTGCTTACAATCGCAGAAAACTTTAAATCTGGCGCTAGATATAACATTGGCGGTGGATACGAATGCAGTAATCTAGATTTAGTTTATCTGATTATTGAATTGTCTGGAGTAAAAAAGTATAGTATCAATTTTATAGAAGATCGCAAAGGACATGATTTACGTTATTCGATGAATTCAGATAAACTAAAAAAAGAACTCGGATGGGAACCAAAAACAAATATTAATGATGGCTTAATTAAAACATTGGAGTGGTATAATAATGCGTAAAGGAATTATCCTAGCAGGTGGAATGGGAACTAGATTATATCCTTGTACAGAAGTATTATCTAAACAATTGCTCCCAATTTATGACAAACCATTAATCTACTACCCGTTATCTACGCTGATGCTTGCTGGTATTCGTGACATCATGATTATCAACAATCCTAATGACAGCGATCAATTCCAAAGATTGTTAAAAGATGGCTCTCAATTTGGATTAAATCTAACCTATTCAGTTCAACATGAGCCTCGAGGAATCGCTGAGTGTTTCCGTATCGCTCAACGTTGGCTAGGCAAAGATGACGTAGCATTAGTTCTTGGCGATAATATTTTTTATGGTAATGATCTTATCAATCGGTTTAGTTATGCAAAAAACAATATTGGTTGCACATTGTTCGCGTATCATGTAAATGATCCTGAACGATTTGGTGTTTTAGAAATAGATGGTAACGGTGATCCCGTCAACGTAATTGAAAAACCTATTAATCCGCCAAGCAACTACGCTGTCACAGGGCTGTATTTTTTTGACAATGATGTTATTGATTACAGTTATGCTGTAACACCTTCGGCTCGTGGTGAGTTAGAAATAACAGATATCATCAACATGTATATAAAGCAACATAATTGCAAGGTTGAGTATCTTAATCGCGGCATCGCTTGGATTGATACTGGTACATTCGAATCTATGGCTGAAGCCTCAACGTTTGTGGGTTCAGTACAACGTAGAACTGGAATGATGATTGCATGCCCAGAAGAAATAGCATATAAGAACGCATGGATTACTGGAGATCAGCTAATAGAATCTGCTAATCTATATAAGAAATCAGACTATGGTAAGTATCTAGATAAAATTTCGAAAGTGAGGTGGTAAATGTATAATTTAAAATTGTTGGTAGTCGGTCGTGGTTGGACTGGCAAAAAAGTGTTTAATGAATTGGTTAGAAGAGATCATGTTGTTACCTATTGTTCTCATCATAGCGCAATCTCAGAAATTAGGAATAACAAATATGATTGGGTTGTTAACTGCGCTGGCGTAACAGGATCGCCAAACGTAGATGCCTGTGAACTTGACAAAGAAGGCACCGTACAAGGTAATGCAGTATTTCCTATTCTTCTAAGAGAAGCCTGTTTCGAATCTAGAATTAACATGGCACATTTTTCGAGTGGATGCATCTATCAGGGAGAGATCTCTGATGTAAACGCTGATCCTAATTATTTCGGAAGTATTTACTCAGTATCTAAAGGCGTATCAGATCTACATCTTAAAGATAAGGCATTGGTTTTCCGCATTCGTATGCCATTTACTGGCAAAAATGAATCTAAGAACTATCTCTATAAGGTCAAGAATTACGCTGAGAATGCTAAACTCTATGATGCAGGTGAGAACTCTTTGACAGATTTAGATGAAGCAGTAAAGGTAGCATGTAATCTAATTGAAGAGAATGCTCTTGGACCATATAACTTGGTTAACAGGGGTTCTTTAAATATGCACGAAGTCGCCGATATTATGGGGCTAACACCTTCTTGGTTTACTGAAGAAGAGTTTAAATTTGCGACTGTAGCAGGTAGATCTACCTGCGTCATTCCAGCATACGAAGAGATGAGTGATGTTGAAACAGCTGTCCGCTTGGCTGTAGAGAAGATGAAAAATCACTAAATATACTTGTAATCCCACAGTGTGGAGAAAGTATGTTTGGTTTCAAACAATATATTCCGTTTCTCGTAGAGCAAAAAGCACCTGCTCGCGGAATACAACACCTCCCGCACCCAGCCGAATCGGCATTCAGCACTCGTAAAAGCGCAGTTGGTAGTGCTTTATCTAAAATACACGGCGTGATTAGTGGTCGCTCTCGAATATCTAAGAAAGTCGACGATCGTATATCCGTCAATATCATCAAAGACGAAAAGGGAAGGGTTGGGGTCAAATACAAAGGTCCAGGTGCAGAATATAACTATTCTGTAGAGGATATAAAGAAGCAGTATGCAAATAAGCCATACGTTGCTGGACCTCTAATGAATATTCTAAACCACGTTCACAAGGTTCTTCCAGATCGTCCAGGAGAATATCAGGGTGGGTATCTTTCAGCGCCTGAAGATCGAACAGAAGAAGATGGTAATATATCACATAGACCAAATACCATTAAATATTCTGTTCCTAAAAATTCTCCAGAAGGCAAAAAACTTGCTCGTTCTAGAGTAAGCCTTGTAATCCATTCAGAATTAGATAAATCTGGTAAAGCATCACCAGCTGATGAGTCTGAATTCAGACAACACCCAGACGTTCATTTAATGAGCCACACGGTATCGCGCGAAGAACGTAAGGTTAGTCCAGAAGTTAAGAAAAAGGTATTAGAACATATTGCCATGGCGAAGAAATTGGCTCAGAGCCATTCCCATGATCACCATGAAGGTCATGAAGAAACACTTAATCGTTACGCTAATTCTACCATTGATACTGGTGAAAAACCTTCTGTCAAGGGATATAAAAGGTTTCTTGAGAAGTATCATCAGAAAAGAATCGACTCAGTAAAAACTGAAAAAGCAAAAGCGCAAAAGAAAGCAGAAATGGATGCTGCAATTAACCATGTCAACGATAACATGGAAAAGTTTGATCGCACTTTTGAGATACATCATCACATTCAACAAGCCACCTACCATACTGCTGATGCATTATCTAAAACTGCACATGGTGGATATTCACATTATATTGATGGTCAAGAAGCAACTGGGGAGGGATTTGTTTCTGGTGGTGTTAAGTTTGTTCCTCGCAAGTTTACTGAAGCCAATCGTAAACGTTCAGCAGCATTAAAGGCACAGAAGAGCGTCATATGAGTAAAGCAACATTTACTTTTGGAAGATTCAATGCTCCAACTGAAGGTGGGCATGGTAAACTTATATCAGCAGTTCAAAAGCATGCTGATGAAACTGGCGGAACTCATTATATCTTCCCATCTCATTCACAAGATGCTAAAAAGAATCCATTAGGTCATGGTGAAAAGGTTGGATTTATGCGCCGACTTTTCCCAAACGCAAATATAGTTTCTTCAGGTAAAGTGCGCACAGCAATAGATGCAATGAAGCATCTTGAAGCCAAAGGTCACACTCACGTAACGATGATTGTTGGCTCTGACCGTGTTGCAGAGTTTAGATCATTGCTTTCTAAATATAGAACGAAAGAATTTCCAGGAATTAAAAAAGTAGAAGTTAGATCAGCAGGAAGTCGTGATCCAGATGCAGAAGGCGCAGAAGGCGAATCAGCATCAAAACATCGAGCACTAGTTGCTGCTGGAAAACGAGATGAGTTTATCAACAAATATAGTGACCAATCGGCATTTTTCTACTCGGCGGTCCAGGAAGCGGAAAGGATTATGTTCTAAACAATATCTTTTCACGTTTTGATTTGATCGAAGTTCACATTGATCAAATTATTAATGGAAGAGCGCATGAACTTGTTGAGAAGAATGCTAATATCGTCATCAATGGTGTATCTGATACAGATAAGATTAGTCTAGTCAAGAATATTCTTGAGGGATATAATTTTGATTATGTCTACGTCAATGTAACAAATAAGGTATCCCGCGAACGTAATGCTGAACGTCAGCAACCATTGAGTGAAGATAAGCGCCTCGAGAAATGGTATCAGATTGAAAAGTTATCAAAAGAACTAGATTGTTTTGTTTTCAATAATTCAATCAATCTAATTGAATCATCAGAAATGGAAAAAATTCTATTTGGAAGTCAGATTGAAAAACTATTAGAGCGTATTGTAAGCCACGGATTACAAATGATGAAAGAAAAAACACAAAAGAGTTTTAAAGATTTTATCGGTGAGGCAACAAATTTACCAGGCAAATATAAAACTGGTAATCCTAAAACAGATGCTGCTCGCGCTGCTCATTGGAAAAAGATGAGCAAGTATTCCGACCGCGACCCACGTGCATACAAAGATGCGCCTGGAGATAAGAAAGCACGCAAGGAAGGTATTCCTCTTTCACCGCATACTGTTGCCGTTCGTGCGATGATGGCAAAAGAAGAGACAGTAGCAGAAGGCGCAGCAGATTCATCACTTGCAGCCAAAGCCAAAAAATCAGGCGTTTCATTATCAATACTCAAGAAGGTATACAAGCGTGGCGTTGCTGCATGGAACTCAGGACATCGTCCAGGAACAACTCCACAACAGTGGGGACATGCTCGCGTAAACTCTTATATCAACAAAGGTACAACATATCGTACAGCAGATAAAGATCTTCGTGAAGATATTAACAATTCTATTGACGAAGAACTTTTTAATTCTTGTTGCCCAGAAATCAATGAGGAGCCAGTTGATACAACTCCATCAATGACAACCAAAAAATCCAAGAAAAAGATGACGCCTGGAGATATGCGTAAGTCTGAACTTGACGGATTACCAGTCGCATCATTCTTACAATACGAAGCCAAAATGAAAGAGATGCCAGTTCCGCGCCAGGTTCCAGCTCCTCCAGGTGGACACCCAGTTCCTCCAGGATATGAGCGTGTAAAGAGTTGGGGTGGCGCTTGGGAACTCCGCAAGATTAAAGATAAACCAACAACAGTAAAAGAAGCTGTTGAATATCACGTCGAAAATCAAATATCATTTACTGATAATATTTTCCGTCCAGCTTCTGAGATGTTTTTCGAAATGATCGAAGAAGCAAAGAAACTCTATAAAGAAGGCAAATATACGCCAGCTGATGAGTTTGAAATTGACATGCTTGAATCCGACATTGGTGAGATTGCCGATTACGAAGGGCAACTAGTTGTTCTTGATTATCCAATCGAGGAAGGTCTAGAAGAATGCTGGACTGGATATACACAAAAAGGAATGAAGAAAAAAGGAAATAAGATGGTTCCTAACTGCGTTCCTGTCAATGAAGAAGATAAGACAGACGGCAAGGGTATTGGCAAGCCATGGCGCGAAGGTGGCGGCGGTGCTGTATATGTTCGTACAGGAGATGGTGGCGTTAAGAAAGTTCGTTTCAGTCAGTCAGGTATGGCTAAGAAATTTAATGATCCAGGCGCAACCAAAAGTTTTGTCGCTCGTCATCATTGTTTAACAAACAAAGATAAGACTAGCGCATCCTATTGGGCATGCCGTTATCCACGTTTCTTTAGTAACTCTGGTAAGATATGGTGGTAATGGATAAACCGTATCTTGACGAAAAACTAAATAATTGGACGTTCTTGCGCACATTTAAGCATGACGTCCTGTCAGAAGAATTAGTATGGCATCGCGACGAAAAGGGTAGATATATTGAGGTTTTAGAAGGTTCTGGTTGGGAAATACAGTTTGATAATGGATTGCCAAAACGATTACATAAAGGCGATCATCTGTTCATACCAGCCAAAACATTTCATAGAATTAAACGTGGTACAACAGATTTAAAACTTAAAATAGAAGAATTTGAGGATTTATAAATGGCAGAAGTAAAAGTTCCTAAATTGCTCCACAAGATGTCTGTGACAGCACAGAAAGCATGGTATAATAAAAACAAAATGCCATTGCCTCCTCATTTAACAGGAGCAGCTGGAAAGTCTGCTGCGCAAGCCAAGAAAGATGTTGGCGAGATTAATAAGCAAAAGGCGAAGGAAAAGTCTGCTTTACAAAAAGCGCTTGAAACTTCACCAAAACAAAAAGAACTAAAGAAGTCATCAGAACGTGTTCGTCAGATGGCTTCAAATGCCATGGCATTCGGCGGTCAACGTCCAGGTGGAGATCTAACAACCGCTCGCGGCATTGTTAGTTTTATTCGTGGTGGTGGATATTTAAAAGCAGGTCGTTTAGGCGAGGAAGATTCAACTATGAATGAAGTTACAAAAAAAGAAGCTGAGAAAACTTTGGGCGGAGAAGTTAAATCAAAACCAAAGATGCCACCAGGAAAACAGCCAGCTGGATATCGCTACGTTCGTAGTCTTGCTCGTAAAGCAATGAAGAAAGGCATGAAAGAAGAAGTTGCAGTTGATGAAGCCAAGAAGCCAGATGCATCTGTAGCCATGACCAATCAATTAAGAATGAAGTCAATCTCTGACAAAGATAAACAAACACTAGGTAAGGTCGCAAATCTAATGGCGGCTCAAAAGAAACAAGATAAGAAATCAATGAAGGAAGAATCCGAAATGCAATACATCGAAGAAAAACTATCTCCAGATGATCCAGCATCAAAGTGGATCAGCGACTTTGTCCGTTCAGACAATCCAAAGTTTGCTGGCAAGAGCAAGAAAGAGCGTATTCAACAGGCTCTCGGCGCTTACTATGCAGCAAAGCGTGGTAAGAACGAAGAGTTTGAAATTGAAGAAGCCAAGAAAATGGAAAAGATGGAAAAAGATGATGAAGAATATGATGACGAAGAAGAAGATGATGAGGAAGAAATGGATGAAGCCTATGTAGGATTCAAAAAATTAAAGGCGAAGATCGCTGCCAAGGGCGGCGTTCGTAATCCTGCTGCTGTTGCTGCATCAATTGGTCGCAAGAAGTATGGTAAAGAAAAGTTCCAAGCCATGGCTGCTGCAGGCAAAAAGATGAGTGAAGAAGTCGAGCAAACAAACGAAGCTGCAAAAGATTGGAAAAAAGCATTCAGCGGCGTTGCGCAAAAGAATCTGCAGAAAGATGTAGGTAAAATGAGATCAAAGGTTGGTCGTCTAAACTATATCGGAATGAAGCCAAAAGTTGATGCAACACCAAAAGTTACTGCAGCAGTGACGAAGAAA